AGGACACTACCTAGAGTAGAGATGTTAAAAGCAATATACGAAGAGACTTTCCAGAACGCGGCTGACGAGGATAGAGAAAAAGCGGCTATTCGCTTAGCACCTAGAATGCAGTTCATAAGGTAAGTTATGGCTAGTAAATACTCAAGTGGTAAGTTTGCAATATCCCAATGCGATAGATGCGGATTTAGATATAAATTATCGCAGCTTAAACGGTTGGTTATTAAGACTAAAAATGTTAATATTCTTGTGTGCCAAGATTGTTGGGAACCGGATCAACCACAATTACAACTAGGTATGTACCCAGTTAATGACCCGCAAGCAGTTAGAGACCCTCGCCCAGATACAAGCTATTACCAATCAGGCTTAAATGGGTTACAATTAACGGAAACAACAAACGTTGATCCAGACGCGACAGGTGTTCCGTTACAAGGTAGTAGGATAATACAGTGGGGCTGGAATCCAGTTGGATTAAGTGACCCATTTAATCTAGAGGTTAATTATTTAGTGGCCGAAGGTCAAGTAGGTACAGTAACAGTAACAACAACTTAGGAGAAATAAAATGGCATTTAAATCAGGCGCACAAGGTATTAACACCAAAGGTAAAACTAAAGGTAAACAACTAGGTATTGATGGTGCTAAACTACCACAAGACGGTGGCGTTTCTAAAGGTGGTAAAGCACGTTCAGTTAAATCAATCGACATGAAAAAAATGGGTCGTAACTTAGCACGTGCCGCAAACCAAAGAGGTAGCTAATATGTCAGTATACAAACAGCCAGTTAAAATCCCTAATCCGGATATCAGCTACCCATCTGACCCAAACAATGTAAGCGCTAGCGATGCAACCAATGACATGCCCGCTCGTCGTGTAAGTGGTGGTAATCCTGCAAACACACAAATAAACAAAAACGGTGGCATGAAACAACGTGGTAGCGGTGCTGCTACAAAAGGCTTTACTTCACGCGGTCCGATGGCATAAGGTAGGTCAATGAACTACACCCAATTAGTTGCGGCTATTGAAAGCTACACCGAGAATCAGTTTGAAACGACTGATATAGACACGTTTATACAAGAAGCAGAGCAACGAGTCTACAACTCTGTGCAATTGCCAGCCTTGCGTAAGAACGTGACTGGTAATTTAACTAGCGGCAATAAGTATTTAGCTTGTCCTTCTGATTGGTTAGCAACGTTTTCATTAGCTTTAATTAACGGGAACAACGAGTTTACGTACCTACTAGACAAGGACGTAAACTTTATTCGTGAGTCTTACCCTGATACTGATGCTGCGTTCTACGGAACCCCAGCGTATTATGCGCAGTTTGACCAGAATACGTTTATACTAGGACCAACACCAGACGCAAGTTACAATATGGAGTTGCACTACTTCTACTACCCAGAGTCGATTGTGACTGCAGGTACTAGCTGGTTAGGTAACAACTTTGATTCTGTACTGCTATATGGCGCATTATTAGAGGCTTACACCTACATGAAGGGTGAAGCGGATGTAACAGCAACATATCAAAAACGTTACGATGAAGCTATGGCTCTATTGAAACAACTTGGTGATGGTAAAAATAGACGAGACGCATACCGCAATGGGCAAGTAAGATACCCAGTAATGTAATTTAGGAGAAACAAGATGGCAATTTCACAAGCAATGTGCACGAGCTTTAAAGTTCAGTTATTGAGCGGCTCGCAAAACTTTAACACAGGTACAACAAAGGTTTATAAAATCGCGTTGTATACATCAGCGGCAACATTAGGCGCTAGTACAACTACATACTCAGGTACTACAAATGAAGTAGCTTCTGGTGGTGGTTATACAACAGGCGGCAATACGCTTACAGTGTCTCAAGTGCCAACATCATCAGGTACTACAGCGTTTATTGACTTCGCGGATACTACTTGGTCAGCAGCAACAATTACTGCTCGTGGCGCGTTGATCTATAATAGCACTGATGATACGGCTGTCGCGGCATTAGATTTTGGTTCTGACAAAACATCAACTGCTGGTGACTTTACAATCATATTCCCAACAGCGGACGCAACAGACGCAATTATCCGTATAGCCTAGAATAGGAGTCTAAAATGGCTCTAGTTCTAAAAGACCGGGTTAAAGAAACCTCAGTATCCACAGGTACTGGGGATATTTCTCTTGGAGGTGCTACAGGCGCATACCAGGCGTTTAGCGTAATAGGTAACGGCAATCAAACGTACTACGCTATTGCAGGGCAGACCACTAACGAGTGGGAAGTTGGTATTGGTACGTATGTATCTTCAGGCGATAAAATAACCCGCGATACTATTCTTGCTTCATCTAATAGCAACACGATCGTTACGTTCTCTGCAGGTACTAAAGACGTATTCATTACCTACCCATCTGAAAAAGGTGTGTGGCTAGACGCTAGTGACGATTCTAATTCAGCTGCCACTGTTGGTACTACTCCGGTTAGACTAGGTGCAACAACGCTTACCCTAGCAGGGCTTGATTCAGTAACTCTAACGCAAGACCCATCAACCGCGTTACAAGCAGCGACCAAACAGTACGTAGATACATTGGTTTCTTCTGGTATTACTTACCACGCCCCAGTTAAATACGAAGTACCTGATAGTACAGGCAACCTAAATGCCACCTATAACAACGGAACAGCAGGGGTAGGCGCTACGCTTACTAATGCAGGCACTCAAGTAGCCTTTACGCCAGATGGCGTTGTTGCGTCTGTAAACGACAGGATCTTAGTTTATAACCAAACTAACGCAGCACAAAACGGTGTTTATACGGTTACTACCGTGGGTAGTGGATCTACTAATTGGGTATTGACTCGTGCTACCGATGCAGATAGTTACGCCCTAAAAAGCCCAACAGCACTTGGCGAAGGCGATGCGTTCTTTATTACAAGCGGTAATACCGGCGCTGGCGAAACCTATGTATGCAATACAGTAGGTACTATTACATTTGGCACGACGGCAATTACCTTTACTCAGATAAGCGCAACTCAAATATATTCTGCGGGTACAGGGTTAACATTATCAGGCACTCAATTTAGCATTACAAACACCGCAGTTACAGCCGCATCATATGGCGCTGCAAGCAAAACACTAACTGCTACAGTCAACGCACAAGGCCAGTTAACAGCTTTAGCCGATGCTAATATAGCTATTGCAATGAGTCAGGTAACAAGCGGGGTACTAGGTGCAACCCAAGGTGGTACAGATAACAGCTCTTACTCTATTGGTGACATCCTTTATGCGGACACTACGACTTCACTAGCTAAACTATCTGATGTTGCTACAGGCAATGTGTTGATTTCTGGCGGTATAAGTGCGGCTCCATCATGGGGTAAAGTAGCTCTTGCTTCTGCAGTATCAGGCACACTAGGCTTTGCAAACGGTGGTACAAGCGCAACTACACAACAAGGCGCAATCAATGCGTTGGCTGCTGCAGTAACTTCAGGTCAATATTTAAGGGGTAACGGCACTGACGTTGTAATGTCTGCAATACAAGTAGCTGATGTTCCTACGCTAAATCAAGACACAACCGGCACAGCGGCTAAAACCAATGCGTTAAATTCAGCAACAACAGTGGTTAACGTCTCAAGTTCATCTGCCCCTACGACCGGCCAGGTATTAAGGGCTACAAGTGGTACAGCGGCTACCTGGCAATCCATAGCAGAAGGTGCGGCAATCAGTAACGATACATCTACTTCATCCACACTTTATCCGTTATTTGCAGCGGCAACGACTGGCACACCGACAACGATCTATACGTCAAATGCTAAATACTTATACAAACCATCAACCGGCGAATTAAGTGTTACAGCTCCGATTGCAGAAAACGGTTTGGTGATAAACAACATGACAGTAAATACAAGCTATTCAATACCAGCAGGCTACAGCGCTAGTTCAGTAGGCCCTGTAACCGTAGCAGGCGGCGCGGCAATAACCATACCCGCTGGTTCGCGTTGGCTAGTACTTTAAGGAAAAAATATGGCTTCAATTGCAGCAATTACAACAGGCATAGGTGGTGTAGTAACAACAGCAGACAACTCCGGTGTACTTAATCTACAAAGCGGCACAACAACCATCGTCTCCATCACATCCGCTGGCGCTGCGGTAACAGGTACATTAAGCTCAACATCAGGCACAACCATTCAAGGTCTAACTGTAGGCAAGGGTGGTGGTGCGGTTGCTACTAATACTGCGGTTGGTGTAACTGCTTTAACATCAAATACAACTGGTTCATCAAATGTGGCAATTGGTTATCAAGCAGCTTATTTAAATGCTGGGGGCTCTAGCAATACTACGCTAGGTGGAGCTGCTGCTTTTTCTAATGTGTCAGGAAACGCCAATACTGCTATTGGTAATAGCGCATTACAAAATAGTACAGCATCTGGCAATACTGCTGTAGGTTATCAAGCTGGGTATACAAATACAACTGGCGATGCTGCCGCAGCTTTTGGTCAACAAGCACTTTATTCTAATACAACTGGGGCGGCAAACTCTGCTTTTGGTTGTGTTTCTATGCTGTCTAATACAACTGGGCAACATCATGTTGCTGTAGGGTATGAATCATTAAGAAATAATACAACAGGAAGTAGTAATACTGCAATTGGTATGCAGGCTTTGCGTGGAAACACCACATCATCTAACAACACAGCCGTAGGGTATCAAGCTCTTTATACAAATACAACGGGCGCATCTAGTGTAGCAGTAGGGTATCAAGCTGGGTATTCGCTAACTACTAGCGGTGGACAGGTGTTTGTTGGATATAGGGCAGGGTATTTAACCACAGGTACACAAAATACTTTTGTAGGGTATGAATCTGGTTACAATACTTCTACAGGCATAGCTAACTCATTCTTTGGGTACAATGCTGGCATAGCTAATACTACAGGTGATTACAATGTAGCCTTTGGGCAGCTTGCATTAAATGCAAACCAAACAGGTACGTTCAATACTGCTATAGGCAGAGCCGCACTAATAGTGGCTACAGGGAGTAATAATACAGCAGTAGGTACAAATGCAATGGTGTCAACTACTACTGGTGTGACAAATGTAGCAGTAGGGACACAAGCACTAAACTCTAATACTACAGGTGCTAGCAACACAACCCTAGGTTATCAGGCTGGGTATGGCGTTACTACTGGTGGCAACAATACCGTTATTGGTGTGCAAGCTGGATACGGAACCACAAACCTTACAACGGGCACCAACAATACTTTAATTGGAGTAGGCGCATCTACATCCGCAGGTGGCGATACTTATTCAATTACAGTTTCTTGTAATTCCGTAAGTGGAAAAGGCTCTGCCACTGGATTTATTGCGCCCGGCTCTGCTGGAACTGGCGCTGTTTACCAAGGCAACAACTCTTCCACTTGGTCAACCACTTCCGACCAACGACTCAAGAAAAACATTGTTGACAACAACATTGGATTGGACGTTATCAGCAGAATCCAAGTGCGTAACTTTGAATATCGTTTGCCAGAAGAGGTTACTGACGTACCTCAAGACCAAGCAATCCCAAAAACAGGCGTTCAACTTGGCGTGATTGCTCAAGAATTGCAAGCAGTTTTGCCTGAGTGTATTACGACTGAATCAACAGGCGTTATGTCAGTAAGCACCGACAACCTAACTTGGTATATGGTCAACGCTATTAAAGAACTAAAAGCAGAAATAGACCTACTCAAAGGAACTAAATAATGGAACTAACTCAAGAAGACATCGCTCGCCACTACAGCGCAGCACTAGACTCTGTAAACCTAATCAACGGTGACAAGCCAGAGAACACTACAGACGAAGAATGGGCAGACACAATAGCTCGTAACAAGGAGCATTTAACCATAATGCTTGCTAAAGAATTTTGGACAGACGAAGACCTAACCCCATTAAAAAAAGCAGTAAAGTAAAAGGAAAATAATATGTCAAGCGTAATTGTAGCTGGCGATACCAGCGGTAGCGTTACCTTACAAGCCCCAGCAGTATCAGGTTCAACGGTACTAACCCTGCCTACTACAACTGGCACGCTTGTTGTAAATAGTGGCGCACAGACCATAGAGTTCGCAGACGGCTCTGCCTCAGCCCCTTCCATTACCAACTCAGGTGATACCAACACAGGTATATTCTTCCCTGCTGCCGATACGATTGCCTTTGCTGAGGGTGGTACGGAGTCAATGCGTATTGATAGTAGTGGTAACTTGGCAGTTGGAGTAAGCCCATTTGCCATAGCTGGCGGTGGAACTAATAAAATATCTGCTAGACAAGACCAAGACGCTCGCACTCAATTTACAGTTCAAAATGCTACAAATGGTGG